GACAGAAATATCTTATTCGGACAGATATTCCTACAACCAACTAAAACTGCTGAGTTTATTGTATTAGACTTTACAATACAACCTACAGGAGCAACATTTCCTGAATAATTAGGAAAATAAATGTAAAAAATCAAGAGGCAATAGAAATATTGCCTCTTTTTTTTGCTTTGTATGATATTTATATATGAAAATATATGTAACAAGTATAGTTACTAAATAGGAGAAAAACAATGGCAGAATTGATAAGTGCAAATGATATAATGTTTACACCTTTCGAACCTAAAACACAAAATAGGTTTGTATTTAATATTGATGGTATACCAGCTTACACAATCAAAGCTGCTAATAGACCAACAATTACATTTGAAGAGGTAGCTCTATCTCATATGAATGTAAAAAGATATATAAAAGGTAGAGGTGAGTGGCAAACTTTAGATATAACATTATATGATCCA